ATAGAGACGGAACAAGAGTGTCCTGAAAGACACTGATCAACAGGTTCGATACACCCGCAATGAAGAAATGATTCATGCGTTGGTAGGTGTTAAGATTATCAATACCATTAGGGAGGAACTACCGGAGCTTTTTGATGAGGAATTGGAAACCAAGATTTTACAGGAAGCAGAACAAGCTTTCATATCGGAATCGAAGATCATCGACTGGATGGTGAATGGTATTGATGAAAAGGGACTGACTGCTCCAATTCTCAAGGAATTCATCAAAAACAGGATCAACGAATCTCTGGTTCAGATTGGATTTAAAAAAGTTTTTGATATTGATGAAGTATTATTGGATGAAACATCATGGTTTGAAGAAGAATTGATGGGTTCCAATATGACAGATTTTTTCCATTCAAAAAGTGTGGAATATTCTAAAAAGGGGCAGTGTTATGAGGAAGATGAACTATTTTAATATATGACAAGAGAAAAATACTATTGGTTGAACGAAGACTCCGTTAAATTTTTGGAGAAGGGATATTTGAAAGAGGGGCAGACTCCTTTGGAGAGAATTAAAGAGATTGCTGATGCCGCCGAAAAAATCTTGGGTGTTGATGGATTTTCCGATAAATTCGAGGATTATATGTCCAAGGGTTATTATAGTTTGGCAACTCCCGTTTGGATGAATTTTGGGAATAAACGTGGATTGGGTATTTCATGTTTCAATTCACACGTTTCTGATAGTATTGAAGATTTCCTCTTCAAACAAGCAGAAGTGGGGATGATGACGAAAGTTGGTGGGGGATGTTCTGGTTATTTTGGGGATATTCGTCCTCGCGGTTCTAAAATCACTGGTGGTGGAATTGCTGAAGGTGCAGCGCGTTGTATGGAATTATTTGATACTGTAACAAGTATCGTTAGTCAAGGAAGCGCACGTAGAGGACACTTTGCTGCATATTTACCAATTGATCATGATGACTTTGATGAATTTATCAAAATTAGATCGGAAGGTAATACCATCCAAGAAATGTCAATTGGTGTATGTGTTTCTGATGAATGGATGCAATCAATGGTTGAAGGTGATAAGGAAAAAAGACGTAGATGGTCTGCTGTTATCAAAAAACGTTCTGAAACTGGTTATCCGTATGTATTTTTCACTGATAATGCAAACAATCAGAAACCACAAGTTTATAAAGATAAAGATTATAAAATCAATAGTTCCAACATGTGTACTGAAATTTTTCTCCCTTCAACCAGAGAAGAATCGTTCGTGTGCTGTTTATCGTCGTTGAACCTGCTTTGGTGGGATGAAATCAAAGATACTGATGCTGTCGAAACGCTGATTATGTTCCTTGACGCTGTGATGAGCGAATTCATCGAAAAAACCGCAGATATTAGATTGATGGAAGCTGCTCATAGATTTGCCAAGAATCATCGGGCATTAGGTATGGGAGTTCTGGGTTATCACAATTACCTCCAATCCAAGATGATCGCTTGGGAAAGTATGGATGCACATTTCGAGAATATTGAAATCTTTTCCAAGATTCGTGAACGTGCTGATAAGGCAACGGAAGAATTGGCTCAAATGTTCGGGGAACCGGAAGTCCTAAAAGGATATGGAAGACGGAATACTACAACGTTGGCTGTGGCTCCAACAACTTCAAGCAGTTTTATTTTGGGGCAAGTCTCTCCATCCATCGAACCTCTCAATTCCAACTACTTTGTAAAGAATTTGGCAAAAGGTAAATTCACATATAAAAATCCACATCTCATTGAATTATTGAAATCTAAAGATAAAAATACCAAGGATGTTTGGAAAGATATTTTGGCGCATGGGGGGAGTGTTCAACATCTAGATTTCTTAACCCAAGAAGAGAAAGATGTGTTTAAGACGTTTGCAGAAATTTCCCAACGAGAAATCGTTGTTCATGCTGCTCAACGGGGTCAATATCTAGATCAAGGACAATCGCTAAACCTAATGATTCCAGCGGGAACCAAACCAAAGGAAATTAATCAGCTTATGATCTTCGCTTGGGAACAGGGGATTAAATCTTTATATTACAGTCGCAGTTCAAATCCTTCCCAAGATTTGGCGAGATCGATCATGAATTGTAAGTCCTGTGAAGGTTAGCCCTTTTGCGGTTTCTTCTTCTCATGCATCTGAGGATACGCTTGGGCAATCGAATTGTGGACATTGATAGATTTCTTGTGGGCATCCTTCCGAACGTCCTCATTGGCTTCCATAAGTTTCAACGGTAGGTTGTTGAAGTGGTGGCTATGGGGATACGTCACAATCAGGTCATCGGCGGCTCTGGCATACACGGGATAATACTCTCCTGCAATTTCGCAGTCCCCAATATACAAGCTGCGATCAGTGGTTGTGGCGAACCTGCCGGAAACCAGCGTATTTTCCGTCTGCTGCACCTCCAGCGGGGCAGTAACGCCTTGGAGGTATGTCTGACCCTCCACGGCAAGACCACCCCCCACAATTAAGTTATTTTTAACTCCAAGGGATGATTCGATATAAACCTGCCTGTTCGTGCGGAGAACGATGGTTTTCATGGATTGCAATTCAATTGCGTTCTCCGATCCAATGTGGACACCATGGGAAGCATTAATATTTATTTTTTTGAATCCGGCTTTTAAAGTGGCTCCCCCCAATTCGGTGGCTCCCGTGGTCTTCAGGGAAATGCCACCGGAACCGACGATACGGTTGTAGGAATTGCCCACAATCTTAGTGTCCTGTCCACAAGGGAAATTGGAAGAATTATCTATTTCTTCCACATGGGGAATGTAATCATGGTTTTTATATACACCCGTATCACCAACCAACATTTCAAATGGTTGACTTCTCCCTTTTTCATCAATGCGAACCGATGGGTAATCATTGAAAATCGCTCCCACCGTTTCAATTTTGTTTCTCTTGACGATGATATGTTCATCCCCCCCATCACCCATCTTCTCTTCAATGGGAGTGAGTTCTTCCTGAATTGCCAATACAGCATCAGCAATGTTTTGGGCATCCTCTTCCGGCTCCCATTCCCCGTTCTCCGTAGCTGCTGATTTATTTGCTCCAAATTCCAAAACACCGGGAGCTTTCGATCCTTGCTCTCCCGCACTCTTGGAAATATCCTCCTCTTTTATATCTTTTTCTTCCGCTGGTTTGGTCTTGCCACGGTCAGGAACGGGGGAATAATCAGTAACTTCATCTGTAGATGATAATCTTCGGGGTAATTTTATATACCCCCCGAACTTATTCTCGACAACATAGACCTTGGAACCGATCACCGGATTGTCCGCACGTTCTCCTTCCAAATCAGTATCCACACCATTCGGGCCGGATACTCCTCCCCGTTTGATTTTGAATTTGGAATTTACCAATGCCACCGAATTAAAAGTGTCTTTCCATTGCTGGTAAGCATCAAATTCCTCGTCTTTCAGGAACCCCTTGAAATCATATCTGGTATTTCCCACACGATTGGTCTGAACGCCTTTTACGAATTTATTATCATCATTCAGAACAGTCTCAAAATTATCATTGATGACATGGGTTTGCTTGTTGTTAGTGGCAAGTTCTGAATTGACCAGATTGTTCATCAGAACATTGCTTCCCGATCTTTGGGAAAGCTGAATGCTCTCCTGATCGGTTGTGTTTGTAATCACCAAAGAGCCACCCCTTTGGTTTAGTATCGTCCTATTTCTGTAAATTTTATCGGCCATAATCAATTCTCAAAATCGTTTGGATAATAAGGGGAAATTTTATTATCATTGTCGGTTCTATTTATCAGTGTCAGTCCACGGAAATCCTGCGACACTCCAAAGTAAATGGGAAAGTTTAAATCTCCCAGATAATGGAACACCCAAACCTTGGAACCCACTTCGGGAATACCGAACATTCCCTTGGATTTGTTTGTGAAATTATTCGATTTATATCCAAAAGCATAGGGATTGCATTTGACAGCGAAAACATCAAGAGGATTGGCAAACGCATCGGATACCATGGTATCCATGTTTTCATATAAAAATGAAGGGGAGAACGATCCCCCGCTTAAAGTTGGGACTTCAGTATTATTATTTTCGTAAGTCTCCGAATAGTTACTGTCCGTTATAACAGCCAAACCATCCCCATCCTGTTTGAAGTATCGTCCATTACCGGATTCTCCCATCAGAGGATAACACGGTTCCGCCCATGGAATGTGTTTGGAAATCTCTTCGTAAATCTTGATATCAACCCAAGTGTCTTCGGGGTTGTTGAGTCCGGGTCTTTGAATATTCATTTCCTCATATTTCTCAAACCATTCCTCAAAAGGTTGGTTGGATAATTCGGGAATGAATATCTTAACCCGATTCATTTTCAGGGGATCGTTGTTCTTGACCACAATTCCACGGTAGAACGATTCGTCGTTCCTTTTCGCCTCATTGCCCGCCCCTGATCCACGAATAAACACAACAATACTTAATAAGGTATCTCACATCACGAGCATCAAGGGAGGGTCCGTTGAGAATCCACCTTCAATTAAGAATTGTTCCAATTCTTTTTTCGCTTCCAATCCTTCCGAAAGAATGCTGGAACCATCAATGGAACCACCTCCGGGTAAAGTAACACCGGATATCTTAGTGAGTATCCGTCCCCACATGATCTTAGACATGGCGGTGGCGTATTCCAAAATCCACTTCTCCTTGATCAAATCTCTTAAAGGTTTTTCCACGTAGCAAGTGAGCAAGCCAAAAAATTGAGTGTTTTTCGGTTGAGGTATTAAACGGAGATATTGTGTTCTTGCATCAAAATAGATGTCCCGACGAGTAGCAAACATTTTTTCGCGGGTATCAATCCAATCCTTGACGGTGTGCCAAGATAGAATATCAAATCCATAGTTACCCAGCGAATAAGCGTGATAACTTTGTTGAGCCATGGTTTGTTCCACGGAAAACAATGTGTTTACACCTGTGGAAGAACCTTCCTCAAAAGAAATAACATCAACTACTTTGCGGTAATCCATGACATCATAATCAAACATATTATTGAATGTGTTCACATCATCCTGTTGTTCACACTGTATCGTGAACGGTTTTTGATAGGATTGTTGGAACAGCACACTCAAACCAGCATTGAATCCCACTAGAAGATCGTAAGTAGTTTGGTCAATAATTTGCATGGAAGTAATGCCATCGGAAGGAACCACTCCGCTTAATGCTGAAGAAGCTGTGAAATATGCGCTGGGAATTGTGGAAAGGGAAACATATAAAGGAGTTGGGAGAGTCACTTCATAATCCGGTTGTGGTCCGGTTCTCTTATCATTGAGCTTTTCCGATGGTGTGTATCCCGAATTGGCAACTGTGAAAAGATGATCCAATCGTAAGCCTTTGTTACCCTCATACAATCGGCTGTCAAAAATAAGATATTCTTTAGTGTAACCACTATATACTGTATAGAAGTCAACCGCCATTGATATGGCTTCGTGTAACTGATCGTAATGTAACTCCACATTAATCATGGGATGTCCCAAGGTTCTCAGAATCCTCTCTCCCAAACGCTGGTAACACTCAATCTTGGAATTGAGATTGGTGGACATGAAAGCGGAAATTGGTTCAACTTGGCATAAGCTCATAATCTTATTTAATCTGTTAAGTATTATTATGTCCTTTGAATCAAACAACGGTTCCATTTATTACGAATTATCCTGCGGCATCCCCACCGTTTCAGGTTGGAATGCTAATACCAACAACGGTTCCGCGTATTATTACCTATCTGCCAACGATTTCATCCTCTGGGGGCAGGACACCACTTACATCCACCCATCGTCCAATAATGGGAGTCAATTCTACTTCTATGACTGTGATAGACCCACTGATTCGGGTTGGAATGCTGAAGAAAACAATGGAACAAAATATTATTATAATTCCGCGTTCAACTGTGTGAGCTTTTGTGATTAACTTTCATAAATAATATTATGGATTTTTACGATTTTGTTCAACAACACGCCAATTTTATAAAAATTATTCTAGGGGCGATTGGTGCCATTATATTGACTTGGAAACAACTCAGGACTTTTATTGTCGAAAAATATAAGGAACGTCAGGAATATATTAAATCTCGGAATTCCATACCAGAATCTTTAAAAAATATTCAAGGAACTGTGTCAAATATTGATGATCGTTTAAAAAATGTTGAATATGAAATATCCCCGAATGGTGGGGGTTCCATGCGGGATTCTGTGAAAATAATCAAAGCTGAAATAGAGGCTATGTTTTGGCTCAATCCCAAACCATCGTTTAGAGTTACCTCCAAAGGTCTTAATATTATGGTGAATGAAGCATATTGTAATCTGTGTGCAACATCATCAGAAGAATTGCTTAGATTAAATTGGAAAAATTTCGTGGAAGACGAACATCAACTTGATGATTACATGCGTAGATGGGAGGATTCAACCGATGTATTTTCACAGTTTTCTGGTAAATTAAAATTTAAAAACTCCAAAGGCGAATATATGGGCGAGTGGATTGTGAAAGTCCGTCCTTTGGGGGCAATCGATTCGGGAAACGATTTCCTGTGGCATGGGACAATTTATCCTTTTGACCAGAAATCGAAAGAATATGCCAAGACTTATGGCATTCCTTTAAATTAAACTACTGTATATCCGACACATCCAATACTTTCAAAGATTGTTTCATCAAAATAGCTGCAATAATTCGATGATACCCATCCAAAGCCGTGTTATTATTAATGACGATTGGGTTATCGTGTAATTCATTTAAATTTTTCTTGTAATGATTTACGATTTGCTTCTGATCCCTATCAGCAAAATCTTTATATGCTTGAAATACCGTGGTATCATCTTTATATGTCGTCAATTTCAACAATTGATCTGGTGATAGTGTTTTGATCGGAATTTGGATATCCCCTATTTCGGGGTCAACAGCACTATAAAGTGCCTCGTTTTCAGGAACATCATATTCAATATCACCATAAATATCGTTCAGAGACATGGTATGGTTTTCCATACTTTCATATAATAGTGCTAGATTTTTGAAGTCGTGGGAAGTCATGATAATATTTAATTTGATGGTGATTTATCACAATTTTTTCTTTCCAGTTTGATCCGTTTAGTTAAATATTAATATGAATACGAAGGAATGCACTAGATGTAAAAGTGAGTTATCATTAAATTTATTTACAAAATCTTCCAAAAGTCCTGATGGTTTGCAATATGAATGTATTGAATGTGGGAAAGAACGAAAACGTGAATGGAGATTGAAAAATAAAGATCGTCATGATGCTTATATGGTAAAATACAGAGAAGAAAACCGTGAGCTTTGTATAGAGAGAGGTAAAATATATAGAGAAAAGAATTTGGAAAAGGAATTACTCCGTTCTAAAAATTATAAATTGAAGAATCCGGTGATTAGACAATTGGGTTCTTATAAGACGAATGCAATTAAAAACGATGCTTATCACGAACAACATGATCCGAAGATAGAAGCTGTTTTAATAGAAATGAAAATTAGATTGCAAAAATGTTTAGGTGTTAAATTTATATTACATAAAATAATCCCAATGAATAAAGGAGGTTATCATCATCACCAAAATATTCAAGTTATACCAAAATCATTCGAGGGAATAGCCAATAAATTAATTAAGCACGATAATCCCATATTAAAATATTGGGGGGACACTCCAGAATTTTTATGGGACAAGGCATTACAAATAGAAAATGTAAAATTAGAAATGAGTGGTAATAAAAAATGTTACTCATGCGATCAAATTTCCCCAATTGATAGCTTTTGTATATTACATAAAAAATTTAAAAATAGATCGTCTTATTGTGAAGCTTGCCACAACAAAAAATTTTCTGAATATTATAAAAATAATAAAGAACAATTAAATATTAAAAAGAATAATTGGGATAAAAATAATTGGGATAAGGTATTATTGAGAAATAGTAAAAGACGAGCGTTAAAAAAGAACGCAACACATCCTAATCACGATCAAAACATTGAAAAAACATATGTTGATATGCGAATCAGGCTGGAAGATTGTCTAGGTATCAAATATAATGTTGATCATATCTTACCTCTAACCAAAGGAGGTTATCATCACCATGGAAATCTCCAAACAATACCAGAGTCTCTTAACGACAGTAAGAGAGCTAATTTAAAATTTAGACACCCATCTCTGGTTCATTGGACGGAGCTTCCGGCGTTTCTGCTTGATCGAGTGGAGCTTCGACATTTGGAGCTTCTGAATCAGTTATAGCTGCGCCAGAGCCTCCAAAATCTGGAGGCATCCCACCACCTCCACTTGATCCTCCCATGGCTCCCATATCACCACCAGCTTCGCCTCCAGCTTGTTGAGCTAATAACTCTTTGTAGTTGGGTCCGAGTGTTTTTATTTGTTCGATTTCAAACATGTGTTCCGCTTCCACCTTCTTGAAATGTAGGTTGGCAAGGATATCGGAATCTCTCCAATCCAGATATTTCTTCATGGCATAAATCGTGGATACCATTTCATTACCCGTAATGTTATTGAAAGTCTCAATCTTAAGATTGAGCTTCTGGCTCTCCCGCATATCATAGAAATTGGTGGGAACATTGAATTCCACGCGGATATTGTCATCGAACAAATCCCAATCATCGAACATGTCCTTGAACTTGAGGTGTGTGATAAACGCTCTCTTGATACCTTGGGCAAAGCGTTGTTGTTGACGAATGATCATCTTGGCAAACTTCAGTTCTTCCCGAAGCATCTCCGTTCCATCATTATAACCCGTTTCATTATTCAAACGAGAAGTTGGAGTCTTGAGAGAACGATATAATTTCTTGATGAACCAATCAAGAGGTTCCATATTACCATCCGACATTTGACCCCCAAATGTTTCAACTGTAGTTGCCTCTTGTCCTTGTCTCTTGGCAAACCAGAATGAATCAAGCGTGGATTGAGGTGCGTATTTCTTGACAATATCTCCCTGATCCATGTCAAACGTCTTGGTTGACCAGTATTGGCTCTGTAGCTTGCGTAGGTAGGCTTCTGCTGCGGGGACGGGCAATCTTCCCACATCCACGTTGAAGAGGAAGCGGAGGGGCGCATGAACCATTCTGTGGATCACCACGGAATCCTCAATCATGGAAAGCTGTCTGTAAGCTCTACGGCAATTCTCAATGAAAGGAATGATAAAATCCTTGGTTTCATTATATTGCCCACTGTTCACATAGAGGACTTGGTTTTGTTCAAAGGGAATGTATTCATAGCGTTCTACCTTTTTATTATCCACCGAAGAGAAGATTGGCTTCTTGTAAATGAACGCTTTCACCAACATCGTCTGAATGTTGTCATATACAGGATCAAATTGTTCAGCAGGGAGGTTTTTGATGGCAACTACCCCTTGTTTGATATAATCATCTTTTAGAATCAATTCAAAGAACAGTTCGCCTTCAATAAGAAATTGGCGGAAATAATTCCAACCATTGTCTTCCAGTTCCATCATGGCAACGAAACGGGAGAATTCCTTCTCAATCTCCTCTTTCTTTTCCGATTCCAGATCAGTATTACGGATTTCTAGAGTTACAATCTCTCCGTTCTCATCCACATTGATCGTCTCATCGCAAATCTCATCCATGGCATCCGCCACTTCAGAGTAAGCGGCAATCATGCGGTAGTCCCGCAAACGCCCCGGTTTTTCCTCCGAAGCTTGGGAATACATCAAATCCGTAAAGGACTTGTCTTGGTAAATTGCGGAAAATGCAGTGTTGTTCCAGTCGTTATTGAGAGCTACGGAATTTCTAGCAATCGCTTCCGGTCTGCGTAAACCAATCTTTTGGAAATATTTATATTTTGTATTCTTCGCTTCGTCAGGAGTCTTCTCAATGAAATTCCCGCGATTCTTCAAATAGGATTGCATGTTCCTATCAAATGTGGAACCTTTACCATCCGTTCCTTGGTATTGTTTGTTTGAAGATGGTGTTGTTGAACTGCCGATACCCGCCATACTTATTATTTAAGCGGAATCTTCAATTATTCAATGAAATCTATTTAGGTATTTCAAAAGTGGAACCATCTGGTAATTGAACTGCTGTCGTGGACGATGGTAACATACCAGTCTCAATTGCATCATACAAAGCATTGGAAAAATATTGTTGTTGATACTCACTCATTGGAAATTTGAAAGTTACTGGTTCTCCACCGCTAGAATATCCCATTAACATTTCCAATTCACCGTCTGGTGTTCTGGTCGAAAGATTTCCAAATTCATCTTGCTCCAATTTAACAATACCTGATTGTTCTGAATACATCTCTGTTATAAGATTTGAAATTGCAAATTGATCTTTCGTAGTCATGATATTATTTAGTTGAATTGTTTTTTTTAATAGGATGCAACCCATCCCGCATCATTAGCTGTCACAAAAACCATATTTCCTGACAAATTACTAAAATAATTGGAACTTAGCGACACCGTGACAATATTATCATTCACTGTGGTAATCACATTCTCTGGTAACTGGTATGCGGAAATGGTGGGGAACTTGGCAGTGTCAATCTCCGTATATACCAATTCGGGAATATTATAAGCACCTGATAGATACCAAGTGTTATTATATCCAAATCGCTTACCATAGAATTGGAAGTTCCTGTCATTCAATTCCGTGACAACCAGAGAATCCCCTTGGTGAATACCGTTGATGAAATAATTGGTGAATTCTGGATATGCACTGATTGATACGCTATCCGTCACCACTCCTTCAGCACTGATCGCATCAAAGAGATTGTAATCACAGAAGCGGCTGCTAAACGGAAGCGCATGAAAGTCAGCATTGATTACATAGATTGGTGCTTGGGTCTGATTGTAATCCTTGAACAACCATCCCTTGACCGTGAAAGAAGTGGAAGCAGAAATTCTCCATTTCACATCGGGAGACAAGTCCTTGGGATTTTCATAGGAAATATCTCCCGACCACTGAATTTCCGAACGAATCTCATCAATGAACGGCATGTTGAATTTTTCAGGAATTTTCCAAGAAACCATGATATATGGATTGCAATTCACCACGAAATTCTGAATGATCTGATCCAAATCCTCCTTGAAATAGCAGATGATGTTCACATCCAGAGTAAGATTTACGGGAATTGGTTGGGGAATTTTAGCCATCCGATTCGTGGAATCCAACTGTTTTCTGTAAATAAATTGGCCTTTATTATGGATACGGGACGGATCACGCGCCAATGAGGTTTGCTCAATCGTCACCACGGGTAGGGTGAGTGTCTTGGCTCTATCGCTCAGATCGAGGAGAACACGGTGTTTCGGTCCATTGACGTATCGAACCTCAATCTTCTCCTTTGCTACACGGGTGCGAGCATCATAACGATATACGAATGCATCGTCAAACGCTGCAACGAACATGTTGAGGAGTTGGGAATTTTCAAAGAAGTAATTGTAATCGTTCATTTTTTACACGGTCTGATAATACTTAATATAATAACCTTCTCTCAACTTTTTTATGAAAAAATCATGGAAAAATCATTAAAATTTACTAAGTAATATAGTATGGAAACAATAAAGAAAAAAATAGAACTGTATGTGACTTCCGAGATGAAGGAACAAATTCGTAAAATTGCTAAGAAATCTGGTCTGACTATGACCGAATATATCAAAAGAATACTAGAGGATAAATTGAATGAGACTAACTGATAAATTTGAGAACAAACCGGGGGTGTATATCATTCGCAATGAGGTGAATGGGAAGTATTATATTGGGGAAACGATGAATATCCATAAACGAATAAGTGAACACCGATCCCATAAACACCAAGTTATTTCAAAAGCTTTTAAAAAACATGGTATTAATAATTTCCACGTAGAAATATACTACCTACCAGATGTCAATAAAACATTTTTACATGACTTAGAAGAACAATTAATAATAAAATATAATTGTTTGGTTCCACTTGGGTATAATGTTTGCACTAGAGGTTTAGATAATACTGGAAGAAAATATAGTGAAGAAAGTAGAAAAAAAATGTCACTAGCTAAATTAGGAAAGAAAGCATCACCTGAAGCTAGAATAAATATGAGCTTATCTAAGAAGGGTAAGAAAAAGAAACCATTCACAGAAGAGCATAGGGAAAATATTAGAAAGTCTAGATTGGGGGTTAAAGCTTCTCCAGAAGCTATTGAAAATATGAGAAGATCACAAAAAATCCGAGCTAATTCCGAAGAAGGAAAAAGAAAAACTGCTGAAATAATGAGAAAACGATACGAAGACCCCAACGAAAGATTAAAATTATCTCTAAAATTGAGCGGTGAAAATAATCCAAGCTATGGTAACCCAGTTCCAGAAGAACGAAGAAAAAGAATTTCTCAAAGTTTGATGGGAAATAAAAATGCCATAGGCGGAAACAAAATTAAAAATTCCCAAACCCCATTGGACGATCCTCAAACGACTTCGTAGAAGTGTTTTCTTTATGATAATTGAAAATATCAGCCAGTGTCATTTCCTTGTCAATTGTAATATCAAGATTACAATGATCAGCTAATCTCTGACCATCTTTAATGGAAAGCTCTCCGAAACGGTATTCTAGGTAGAGCCTACCCTTACGCAATAAGGCTGGATCAACTTTTTTCAAATCGCAATTGAATGTGCAAATGATACGCATACCCATACAGTCGCGGAGGAAACCATCGGTCATACCCAAAATATTTTGTGTTCCCGAATTCCTATCAACTGATAATATTTCTTCCGCATCTTCGATTAATAATATGCATCCGCGATTATCTAACATGAATGATATGAAAGATGGTTGGGAGATCACCGATACCATGGAGGGTGGAATATAGATCACATCATCTTCACATTCGGTGATGAGATTTTTAATCAGGTTAGATTTTCCAGACCCCGGCACCCCATGAAAAAGTAGCAAACTTTCTGGATGTTTATCCTTAACAAAGCTCATAATTTTATCTTTTGGAAACGCTTCTCCATAATATAGATCATATCTATCATCCTTAATTTCAATATCAGCAAAACTCGTTTTCTGCTTAGTTAATCCATGCTGAGTCTGAGCAATCATATAAAAGTTCTTTTCAGAAGTGGGGAGAAACAGAAATTCCCCATCCACAAATTCTTTCAAAAATTCCTCAATATTTTTTCTATTCTTAATCAGAGGTGAAAAGCTAATAGTGATCCCTCCACTATTTGGCGAGAAAACCTCCCCCTCATCATCCTCTTTCTCAACCTTATCTTCCGGCATACCAAATGTAGCCCGAACCATAAGCGTCAGATCGTCGCAGTAATAATACCCCGTGTTGTATTCGTTGATCTTGTATTGTTGTGTGACATCGAATTTCCATTTTCTCAGGAAATCATGGATTCTCTCAAGCTGCTGCTTGTCAAAAAGATAGTCATCTATTGCCAAAGACACATAGGAGATATTCCCATATTTCTGCTCAAATTCTTGGGGGTAATCGGAAGAGCCAAGGAATTTCCCCTGATGGGAAACCCAGAACACGTTCTCCAACGATTTGTCGATTATTGTTTTTAATTTACTCATTTTTTAATTAAATCTATCTAAAAAGAACTTCGGCAGCTTCTTCTTGTTCCTGTTTATAGCATCAAAAATGCTCCCGTCAAGTATGTATGTTTCGCAATAATCATCTTTTGATCTAACGCCGCGACCACAAGCTTGCACCAGTGTCTTCAACATCTGATTTCCATACCAATCCTTATCAAGCTTCATCAGCTTCTCCACCCGCACATCCTTGGTTGGTAGCCAAGGTGCCTTCAGGATGATCTGGAACCGCGCCAGATCGCCTTTCAGGTCAACACCATAGGTCATGGAGGGAGACACCAGAACAGTGGGTTCCTCCGACTCCTCATGCATTTCCAAAAGCTGCTCATTATTCACCCCCGGTTCCCGACAAAGTAAACGATCTGATTTTACATTATCTCGAATATAATCCGTCAAGTATTGGGTATGAGTGTGTATGATACCTTTTTCATCCCCATGGTGTTCAAGAATCCCCTTGATCTGTTTCACCAGAGTTGGAAGCATGGATTTCAAATTTTGAAAATTCAACTTTTGTTTAGCCATAATATGAATTGGAGATTTCTCAGGATTGAAATCAGTTCCAATATGAAGGTATTCATAATCCTTGATTCCCAGAGATTTGCAATATGCATCGGGATCAATGATCGTTGCGGACATGATTACCACCTTCTCCGCATGGGAGAAAAGGTGCTTGGACAGGACATCCACTTTCAGGGGAATGAACCGGATACCATATTCCACCCGCTCAATTATATAATCACTGTCATAGAATGATTCAGAGAGTAATCCCAAAGAATTGAAAAGATTCTGAAGTTTGGTATATTCCTGTTTCTTTTTATTGAACGTGATGATGTCTTTCTTGGCTGTATTGGAAGAGAACCATTCCTTGTAATCCTCACAAGACGTTTCGACTTTTTCCATCAGGGAATTTATCCATGAGAGAACCTTGGGCTTATTCTTGTCATCGTTGGGGAACGGTGTCACCAAAGTCTGGGTTTTCATCAGGAATGGGATATCAACCTCACATGTGAATTGACTCACCAATTGCTCTTCCAATTCCGATCCCTCGTCACACACCATCACTTGTCTCTTCTTGAGATGGTTTGGTAAGGAAAAAAACATGCTGTAATTCAGGGCTGCAAATTTGGAAGTCAGCATGTCATTACGGGAATTGTAATAAGGGCAGCGATTTGCTTTCCAGCATTCGGTCTTCTGGTTTGCCACGTAGATGCAGGGAGCGACATCGACCGATAGTGTGTCATCCACATCGCATTGGTAATTGCTCTTGCCTTTTAACAGTCCCGTATCATCGAAGGTCATCTGATATTGGTCTTGGAGGGATTTGGTAATTGTCAGGGCATAACAGCCAAAAGGTTCAAAATCTGAAACCAATCCCGCTCCATCCTCCCCAAAGATGCTGTAATTTCTGACGATCCTTTCAAATTCGGCAGGAACATCTTTGGATACATTGCCAAGCGTCTTTGCCAAATGTGTTTTACCAACACCCGTATCGGCATGGACGATCACGAATTTCTTACCATTCTCAAATGCTTTTTCAATGGCATTAAGAGCTTTGGCTTGTTTGTCACGGGGATTGAATCCCTCTGGAAAGTTTAAGATTAAGTTATTCATTTGTTTTTATAAAATTCTTCCAATGCATCACACACCACTTTAGCCATGGATTGAGTATCACACAATGCCCAATGTTGTCGTCCCTTGGAATGGACTTGGTATATTCCATTGAATTCCCTGTATTGGAATATTTCACCACCCCTGTATTTTTCAGTCGGTTTATCTGGATATTCTATTGCTATCATATTCATTTTTCTTTTACTATAAATGTTGTGAAAGCAAGGTCATCATTAAAAGATGAACTGCTATACAACACGAATTGTGTGTGGTGTGTTATTGTTTTTGTTTCTCCGTTTTTATATTTCACTAGATAATCATACTGTGGATACTCCACATACATATTCTCCCACATACTAAATGCGTTCGTTGATAATTTGTTACCACTTTCAACCATCCCATATTTAGGAATAATATATTCAGCCAAAAATTTTCTAAGAACTCCTTTGTTTCCTCGCTTATTCCAAGTTATTTCCGTTTGGATGTAATTAGACTTTGGATCAAACCTATAAAAAGCGACCAATTCATTATTTTTTAAAATGTAATATTCCCCATATTCAAATTCAGTCTGATAGTAAACATTCATGGTATTCCACTCAGTTACAAATTTCATTTGTTGAACCTTTTCAACGGAAAAATTGGACATGTGTTCTTCAAAATCATCGTCCATTACCCCATAATTCCAAGGACTTTCATTCATCAAAATCCTTTGGATATTTTCTATATCCCTCTGTTTCATATGGGTATGATACCCCACCAACAACGAATGTCAACCCGTGATCACGTAGAGATGATTATCGAAGAATTTTGAAGCTTCCGATTTGTTCAGCATCCGCATTTTCCAATACACCTCTTCCGTTCGGGGACAAAACGCACTCAGGGCATAATCGAAAATAAATCCCCCCTCCGTGAGCTTGATGTCATAAGGATAGGAGATTTCCCATTCCTTGACTTCCCCTCCTTCTTCGATTTTGAATTTTACGAAATTCTGCTTGGTGTTGAACATTTGTATTTTACCCTCCCTGATGGTTCGGGAGTTTAACACAAATTTCACTTCACGGAAAATCAATTGTTTAAGATGTTCTTCAATTTTAATCATTTTGGAAAGGGGTCAAGGTTCAATTCAATATCCATGTATCGCATCTTTTCGTTGGGACTCATGGGAAATATTTTTTCATTAAAGAACGGCCAGAACGTATCATCTGCTGGCATTTGTTGAACGAGGTAGCACATATCCATTGATATATTTCTATATGATTGCATGAAAATATCCCATGCTACCACGATATTATGTTTACGTTCGTTGATTTTCTTGGGTTCCAGAGAACCTTGATACTGGAGGGTTCTCAATCCGTTTTCGGATCGTAGAATCTCGTTGCTATTGGTGCATAGCATCTGGCGAATCTCCGGTCTTCCGGGGGCGCGTTCCGGTCTTCTACGGACGATCATCAGATCACAGATATTGCTTTTCAGCAAACGCTGTAACTCAGTCCGTTTTATTAGTCTCATTTATCTCACAAACGCCAAACATGCGTTGCTCATTCAAGAACAGTCCGTTCTTCACTTTTCCGTAGCCTTTAACTTCCAGATTACTCACACCACTTCCCATTCCGCTGGGAAACACCACAATCTCTCCAACTTCCGTGAAGAGAACATTCGGTCCTTTTAAAATCACTTTTCCCTTGCGCCACATCTTATCCACATTTGCAATTGGAATCAGAAGACTACCACGCTGGACAAAATCGCCCGATTGTTCAGTTCCTTGGGCAATGTCACAATATTCCACAAGCATCACATCATCCATCAGGCGGGAGAGGATATAATCATCCATACCGAAGTCTGTGGGAAGGTTGGGATCATTTAGATCAATGTGGGATTTTTGGGGTGCTAACTTATCAATGCTTACTGTCATGAGAATATTTATTCATCTTTTTTGGAAGGCAAGCGTTTTTTAGAAATATAATTAATTCTTTTCCGTTTCAACTTGGGTATCAAGTTCTGAAAGAAACGAAATTGTTCTTCATCAGTCTCAAAAATCTGACTATACTTATTTACCGTCTCATTGGCATAATTCAACAGATCGTCATCATAGAAACTCAGATAACGTGTCACCATGTAAGGGGAGAACTCTTCCAACAATTCGTTGGTCATCTCTCCTTTCTTATCAAAGATAATATGATTTATGGTGTTAAACATCGTGTAGTATCATATCCTCTCTGTAAATGTCTCCATGTTCTCCACCATCAGCAAACCATTTGGATGGAAAGTAACAAGTCTTTCCCCCAATTAAGGATGCCCACCAAGAGAACGTGGAATTGCTTCCCACTATAATATCACATTTACTCATCATGGCAAGCTCTTTCACATCAGAATCGGTTTCAATCAAAGTGTAATTGAACATATTAAATTCTTTTGTAACGTGTTCAGGAGAATCCGTGAACATATAAATTTTGGTTCCTTTTACCATTTCGGGGGCAAAAATGTTGAGGAAATAATCGAAATATTCTGTCTTACAGACATAATGAATATTTGGATATATCAAATAATCCCCCCTTCTTACATGGAACTCTCTTT